GATCTAATGGAGCAAGAAGCTGAAGTTTTCGGACCGAGAACTATTTCAGGTTTCTTAGCACAAGTTGGAGCTGAAGAGGCTATGACAGCTGATCAAGTTGTATGGTCTGAACAAGGTAGATTACATCTATCTTATAAAGGTAACGTTAACTCAGCGACTGCTGGTGCTAATCCAGGTACTGGTGTATCTAATATCGCACAGGTAACAATTGAAGATGATATCGACGGTAACGTTGGTTCTGGATTTACAGCTGCTAGTCACGGTATTAGAGTTAATGATACTATTATAGTATCTAATTCAGATGGTGTTTTCAAATGTTTAGTATCTGTTGTAGCTGGTGCTGTACTTGATGTATTACCTTACGGTTCGTCTGCTTTATCAGCAAACACTACATCAAAAGGAACAACTATATTAGTTTATGGTTCTGAGTATGGAAAAGGACAAAGCTATGTAGCTGCTGCTGGTACTACTAATACTACAGATCAAAGAGGTGCTAACGAGCCTACGTTTAAAACTTTTGATAACAAACCAGTTATTATTAAAGATTATTACGAAGTATCAGGTTCTGATGTTTCTAGAATTGGTTGGATTGAAATCGCTTCTGAAACTGGAGAGACTGGATACATGTGGTATCTAAAAGCTGAAGCTGATACAAGAGCACGTTTTACTGATTATTTAGAAATGGCAATGTTAGAAGGTGAGCTTGCTGTTGCTGCTTCTGAGGTTCCTGGTGCTACTATCGCTCCATCATCAACTTTGAATACTGCTGATACTGCTGGTACTGAAGGTTTATTTGCGGCTATCGAGTCTAGAGGTAACGTTACTTCTGGTATTACTGGTGTTAACGCTGCAACTGATTTAGCTGAGTTTGATGCTATATTAGCTGAGTTTGATAATCAAGGTGCTATTGAAGAAAACATGATGTTTGTTAATAGAGCTACGTCTCTAGCTATGGATGATATGTTAGCTTCTATGAATTCTTACGGAGCTGGTGGTACTTCTTACGGAGTATTTGATAACTCTGAAGACATGGCACTTAATTTAGGTTTCTCTGGATTCCGTAGAGGTTCTTACGACTTCTATAAGTCTGACTTTAGATACTTAAATGACAAAGCTACAAGAGGTGGTATTAATGACGCTAGTTCTGCTAACGCAATTAGAGGTGTTATTATTCCAGCTGGAACTTCTACTGTGTACGATCAGATGTTAGGTAAAAACCTTAAACGTCCTTTCTTACATGTTAGATATAGAGCTTCTCAAACTGATGACCGAAGATTAAAAACTTGGGTTACTGGTTCTGTTGGAGCTGCTACATCTGCTTTAGACGCAATGTCAATACACATGCTTTCTGAAAGATGTTTAGTTACACAAGGTGCTAATAACTTCATGTTATTGAAATAAGCATTTATATTAAGGATCGAGGCTTCGGCCTCGACCCTTTCTTTTTATTAATTTTATTATATATTATATTATGGCAAAAAAACAAGAAACAAAAAAGACTGAGGTAGAGCAACCTCAAGTAGAATCAGTTGTAGAAACTGTGGTGGTTGAAGAACCAAAAGCAAGAGAAAGAATTAAACCCAAAAATGAGTGGGAAATAAAAGATAGAGTTTATAATCTAAAAGGTAGTAAAAAACCTCTTTCAAGATCTATTAAATCAGCAAACATATATTGGTTTGATGAAGAAAAAGGTTATGAAAGAGAACTTAAGTACTGTCAAAACCAAAGAACTCCTTTTGTAGACGAAATGAAAGGCGAGCAAAGGATGGAGCATATTATTTTTAGAAACGGATCTTTGTTTGTAGAAAAAGAAAAAACTATATTACAAAAGTTACTTTCATTATACCACCCTCATAGAGATAAGCTGTATGAAGAGTACAAACCTTCAGTTATAGCAGAAGAAGAAATAGATATTTTAGAAATGCAAGTTGATGCTTTAACAGCTGCAAGAAGTATAGATATAGATATGGCTGAAGCTATCATGCGAGTTGAAAAAGGATCTGGTGTATCTACGATGAGTTCTAAGGAGCTTAGAAGAGATTTACTAGTATTTGCACGTAATAATCCTAAACTGTTCTTAGAATTAGCGGATGATGAAAACGTAATGTTAAGAAACTTTGGTATTAGAGCTGTTGAGGCTGGAATATTAAGATTATCATCTGATCAAAGAAACTTTTTATGGGGAAGTACTGGAAGAAAAATAATGGTTATACCATTTGATGAGCATCCTTACACTGCTTTAGCGCATTGGTTTAAAACTGATGAAGGTATGGAGATTTACTCTAATATAGAAAAACGATTAAATTCGTAATTAACTTGTAGTAGCGATCGCCCTACGGGGCGATTGTTATACTACTTAAAAAAAATATGAAATCTAAAGGATTAGGCGACACAATAGAAAAAATAACAAAAGTAACTGGAATAAAAAAAGTAGTTGATAAAGTTAGTGAAGCTACTGGTAAAGATTGCGGTTGTAATAAAAGGAAAAAAGCACTAAATAGATTTTTCCCATATAATACTAAATAACATGATATTAATAGATACTGTATACCAAAGAGTTTTAGCTCTTGCAAATAAAGAACAACGAGGTTATATAACACCTTTAGAATTTAATCTATTAGCTAATCAAGCACAGCTAGATATATTTGAGCAGTATTTTTACGATATAAATCAGTTTGCCGTAACAGATGATATTGGTATAGAGTACTCTAGTCCTATAGATACTTTAGAAGAAAAAATATCTATTTTTGAAACTTCAGGTGTAGTGGCTAATGGAGCTACTCTTCCAAGTGATCTGTATAAAATAGGTACTGTTATATATGACGGAAAAGAAGTTGAACAAATAGAACAAAAAAAATTTTTATATGCTAGCGCTTCGCCTTTAACAGCGCCAACAGATCAAAGACCTATATACACTAGAAATGGTAACGTAATAACAGTTTATGGTAGCGGTTTAAATATTATAACTTCTAATGTTACGTGTAACTATATTAAAAAACCATCAGAAGTAAATTGGAGTTATAATGTTATTGCTGGCAAAGCTTTGTATAATGCTGGTAGCGCTATTAACTTTGAATTACACGGTTCTGAAGAAACAAAGTTAGTATTAAAAATATTATTACTAGCTGGAATTGTAATAAATAAACAAGATATAGTTTCAATTGCTTCTCAAAAAGAAGCTAATAAATTACAACAAGAAAAAGCATAAATAAATGGGATTATTAAAACAAACTCAACAACAGTATTATGATGTTAAAAAATCTTTTACTGGAGACGGAACAACAGCAATATTTACAGTGTCAAATTCTAGTGATACTTTTCCCACTAGCTATAATAGTAGTAACGCTAAAGTTTATGTAGGTAATAATTTAATATTAAACACTACATATTCATTTTCTTTTTCTGCAACTGATGGTTGGCACGTTGATTTTTTAACACCATCAGGTGGTACAGCTTTTGGAGTACCTGATAACAATGCAGAAATACTTATAGATGTAGAATCTAATTTTGGTAACTACCAACACATATCAGTACATGACATTATAAATAACTTTATAGTTTCTTATGTAGGTAAAGATAAAATAATAAATAGAGTAGATAGAACTGATATAGCTTTTCACGCTCAAAGAGCTTTACAAGAGTTTAGTTATGATACTCTTAAATGTATAAAATCTCAAGAAATAAGTTTACCAGCTTCTTTAACTATGATTTTACCGCATGATTATGTTAATTATGTAGAAGTATGTTGGTTAGATTCAAGTGGTATGAAACACAAAATATATCCTACTACTAAAACTTCAAACCCACAATCAATAAAACAAGATGAAGATGGAAATTATAGTTTTGATATTGATGATGACACTACAGTATCAAAAAGTCTTAGAGATGATACTACAGATTTAATAGACAATAAAGAATCTACAGCTTGGAGTAGTTATAAATCTGTTACTCCGTATGAAAACGCAGAGAACAATGATTATCAAGATGATATATATTGGCCAATGGTTGGTCAAAGATATGGATTAGATCCTTATTACGCTCAAGTTAACGGATCTTTTTATATAGATGAGTTAAAAGGTATGATACACTTTAGCTCTAATATATCTGGAAAAACTGTTGTACTAAAATATATAAGTGATGGCGTTGGTACTGATGAAGAAATGATACTTCATAAGTTTGCAGAAGAAGCTATGTATAAATATATTGCGTACGCTGTATTATCAACAAAAGTAAATACACCAGAACATATTGTTCAAAGATTTAAAAAAGAAAGGTTTGCAGCTACAAGGCAAGCAAAATTAAGACTATCAAACTTAAAATCAGAAGAGTTAGCTCAAGTAATGCGAGGTAAGTCTAAACATATAAAACACTAATTAAATGCCAGAGTTAAAACACAACTTTCTCAAAGGTCGAATGAACAAAGACCTTGATGAGAGATTAGTACCTAATGGAGAATATAGAGACGCACTAAACGTTGAAGTGTCTACATCTGAAGAGTCTAACGTTGGCGCTGTTCAAACTACTAGAGGTAATATTAAATTATCTGATATACCAGTAACAGAAAATACTAAATGTGTTGGTGAAGTTGTAGACGAGAAAAATGATAAGTTATATTGGTTAGTATCTGAAGCTGGAACTAAAACAAGACAATCACCTGATGATTATATACTCTGTGATTTAATAATGGAGTATGATAAAACAACTGAAGTAGCAAAGCCAATTGTTGTAGACATATTTGAAACTCAAGTAGAGTTTAAAAATCATAATCCAAATCCTGGCGCAGGTGCTTATCAAGATGGTGATATTATAAGTGTAGACTCTGCTTCTTGGTCAGGTGATGCAGATTATACTATTTACCCAGGTATGGAAATAGAAATGTTAGGTCCTGGTGGAGTTTCTCAGTTTCCAGAAGGTACAACTGTAGTCGATGTATTTCTTGATCAGTATCAAGTTGTATTATCAAACCCACCTATTGCTGGAAACACTTTAAGTAATATAAATAGTATTATAAGTCTTAAGTTTAAAAACGTAAATAGAGCGTTAAACTTTTTGAACGAAAGACCAGATGGCAGTAGTGTTATAACTGGTATAAACATTATAGATGATTTTTTATTTTGGACAGACAATAATTCTGAACCAAAAAAAATAAATATAAAAACTTCTATATATGAAAGAAATATAAATCCTTATATTTATTTTCCAACTTTTGATTTAAGAAGAGCAACAGATTACAACACACAATCAATGTTAGTAGTTAAAGATTTAACTGTTAACGATCCGACAGCTATGACAATAGCAAGGGGTAATTTATTTACACCTACAGCCCCCGTGCCACTAGAAGAAAAATATGTAACAGTGGTAAAACGTTCTCCAGAAAAATCATTAAATTTAGAAATGAGGAACTCTCCTAGAGAGGGTAACTTATTTGGTATATTAAATTATAGCCAACCTACTGGAGCTGTTATAGATGGATTTCTTTTTCCTAATCAAAGTATTACTACAGCTGTTCCCGCACCAGGACCATTTAATCCTTTTTGGGATCCAACTGGTAATGGGCAAATGAGAGGTGTTGGTGAAGTAGTTTGGATAAACTTTGGTGGACCAGACTCTAGAATAAATCAAATATCTTTAAGTCAAAGTAATACAGGTTTTGCTCCTAACGTACCAATATACGAAACTGATGATATACTAAATATAAAAGTTGTAAGTAGTGGAAGTACTATTGAAGAAATTATTAGAGTTAAAGTTTCTGGAGGTATAGTAAGATTACAAGGTTTATATGAAGTAGAAATACTATCTTTTTCATCTACTATAACTGGTACTGATTATCTTTTTGAAGTAGAATTAGAGCAACCAGCTCCTTTATTTGAATTTAAGTTTCCAAGATTTAGCTATAGATATAAATATGAAGACGGTGAATATTCAGCTTTTGCACCGTTTTCTGAAATAGCTTTTTTACCTGAAAAGTTTGAGTACTTATCTAAAAAAGGTTATAACTTAGGTATGGTTAACAACTTAAGAAAGTTAGTTGTTAAAGATTTTATAGATGACAAATTATTACCTAAAGATGTTATATCTGTAGATATATTATACAAAGAATCTAACTCACCAAATATATATACTGTTAGAACTATTACTAGAGATGATTTTGAGTGGCATGCTATAGCTGATAATGTTCAAGCAATTGATAGTAACACTGGAGAGTATAGTGGCCTTAGAGGTTATGTTAAAATAACTTCAGAGTTAATACACGCGGTTTTACCTTCTAACCAGTTATTAAGGCCTTATGATAATGTCCCTAGAAAAGCTTTAAGCCAAGAAATTACTGGTAATAGATTAGTATACGGAAACTACTTACAAAATTACAATATGGTAGCTGAAGATAATTCTAATATTAATATAAGTTTAGAATTAACTTCTATATCTAGAAATGTAGGTAGAGAATATGGTATAGGTTTTCATTACTCTCCAGAGCAAAGAGATGAAGTCAATGCTTATAGATATGATCCATCTAAGTCAATAAAATCACTAAGAACCTATCAATTAGGTATTGTTTACAGAGATAAATACGGAAGAGAAACACCTGTTTTTTCTAATAGTACTAAGTTATCTGAAAGTGGTAACACAGCTTCTTTATATTTAGAAAAAGCTTTTGCTAAACAACAAAATAAATTAAAAGCTCAAGTAAAACACGAAGCTCCTGCTTGGGCTGATTCTTTTAAATTTTTCTTAAAAGAAACTTCCAACGAATATTATAATCTAGCTATGGATCGTTGGTACGATGCCGAAGATGAGAACGTTTGGTTATCTTTTCCTTCTTCAGAAAGAAACAAAGTAGATGAAGATACTTTTTTAATATTGAAAAAAGAAGCAAATACTAACAACTCTGTAGACGAAGCTGCTAGATATAAAATACTTTCAATAGTAAATGAAGCCCCTATATTTATTAAAACAACAGAACAAAGTTTTGGTAGATTACAAAATGCAGATGCAAGTGGAGGTAATAACTTCCCAAGTACTGCATTTAGAACTAACTCTGGTACTACTGTTACAGGGTTTCCTTTACCTAACGCTAGTTTTATGTATGTAGCTGGTAATCTTTTTGGTCAAGAACCACCAGCGGGATTTCAAGGAAACACTGGTGGTATAGGTTGGAATAGATCGATACTAGAAGCTGGTAGAGGTAATCTATATATGAGGATGAGAACTCCTGGGCAAGTTAGCAACTGGTATAAAATAACATCAATATCTTTAGAGCAAGGTGTAGGCGCTGCTTATCCAGATTATTATAGAATAGATATAGACGAAGGTGTCTTTGCAGATGATATGTCTATTACATGTGCAGATACTAATCCAGCCGCTATGACAGACGCTAATATTAGCGCTGGGTTATCTTTAGAAATAAAACAAGATATTATAGAAAATAAACCAGAGTTTGAAGGTAGATTTTTTGTTAAAGTATTTAGAGATCAATTGTTAGTTGATAGAATTATACAACCTTCTTTAGACGCGCAAGAATATGCTGTTAGAGATTCTAGGCAAATAGGTTATGTTAACGATAGCACTACTAATAGAACTACGCATGTTGGCGACCAGTATGGTATTAGAGACGCTAATGGTGTTATTGATCCGGCAACTTGGCAAAGTGAAGGTATAACTACCGCGCCGTTTTGGGCTAATCAATATGGTTGGGATTCAAATCAAGTTCCACAATTTTTAGGCCAAGGAGTTCAAGTATCCCAAATACAAGATGAAGGTATTAACACAGGTATTCAATATTGGAATAATAAATCAGGTTGGTTTATAGATCAATCTATAGGGTTTAGGCCTCCTGGTGGCGGGACAAACGGTGGTTGCTGTGGGTGGGTAGATGTTAGAAGAAGCTATGGTAGAGGTATATGGAACGGTGGTAGAGATATACATCTTTCTTATACTAATATTGGTGATAATCAATCACAAAGTCCTTGGAGACGTAGTATATTTGAGTGGAATAGATATGCTAATGAAGTTGCTTTTATAAATTCTTTAACTGCACAAGGTACACTATTTAGATTTAGAGAAGATCCAGATCAACATATATATATAACACAAGCAACTTGGCAACCAAACGCTGGGCAAAACAATAACATGTTATACGGTGAACAATTGTTTAATTATTTCAGTTTTCCAACTGGTACTAGAATGATGATACAAAATCATAATGAAGGTCGCTCTATGAGAAACAGATTTCATATCGCTTGCCAAAGGTTAGATAATCCTAGCGTTGGTATCGGAAGACCTGGAGGTACAGTTGATTCTAGTTATTCACCTGTTAACGACCCTAGTAACGCAACTTATTTTAATACCGTTCAACCAGGCGTACCTTTATCATTACAAGGAACATGTACTGGTGACTCTAGTTTTGATGGTAACCCACAAGCTTGCGCAGATGCTGGTTTAACTTATGTTTCTAGTGGTTTGACTAATCCACCAACAATAGCTCCGGGTATAAGACAAGATTGGGATGGTCCAGCTAATTTTAAAACAGCTACAACTAGTGGTGCTAATGATAATTTTTTAAATCAACCAGGTAGAGTAACTTTACAAATAGTAGAACCTATTGTGCGTGGAGAAAATTTAGAAAACTCTAGCGCAAACCCAGCTATTTGGGAAACAGAACCTAAAGAAGATATTGGCTTAGATATATATCATGAAGTAGGACAAGTTTACCATATAGAACTTAATGAAAAAACAAATGAACAGTTTGCACCTATAAATTCAGTTGTTCATTGCTGGAGACCTGATAGCTCTATTTATTCTCCAACTGGTTCTATTCAATTAGGAAATCCTCAAAATCCAACTCCTACTTGGTCTCCTCCAATAAAAGTAAGCTCTTGGAATGACAATGTAGTAACTTTAAAAGATAATACTGGTGCTCTTTTTGTAAATAATTTAAACTTTACAAATGAGCATGCAGCACCTGGAGATCATTTATCTTTTGTTCGTCCAGATGGTAGTAGAAATAGTACTATAGTAGAATCTATAGATGGAGCTCAGTATACTTTAAAAAGAGATATACACGAAGGTGTAAAAGATTTACCTTGGTCTAATTGTTATTCATTTGGTAATGGTGTAGAATCTGATAGAGTTAGAGATGATTTTAATCAAGTAACAATAGACAATGGGCCAAAAGCTTCTACTACATTAGAAGAACCTTATTTAGAAGAAAGAAGAGGTAGTGGTTTAATTTATTCTGGTATATACAACTCTATAAGCGGTATAAATAACTTAAACCAATTTATACAAGCAGAAAAAATAACTAAAGATTTAAATCCAACTTATGGTAGTATACAAAAACTACACTCAAGAGATACTGACTTAATAACTCTTTGCGAAGATAAAATTATAAAAGTACTAGCTAATAAAGATGCTTTGTTTAATGCTGATGGTAACACTAACGTTACAGCCACTAGTAATGTTCTAGGTCAAAGCGTACCGTTTGTAGGTGAGTATGGAATATCTAAAAATCCAGAATCATTTGTATCAGAAAGTTTTAGAGCTTATTTTACAGATAAACAAAGAGGTGCTGTTATTAGATTATCAAGAGATGGTATAACACCTATATCTGAAGCTGGTATGAAAGATTGGTTTGCTGATAATTTACCTTCTACTAAAAGCTTAATAGGTAGTTATGATAAAAAGAAATCTATATATAATTTAACATTAGATGATAAATCAATAACAGTTAGCTATAGCGAAAAATCAAAAGGTTGGCCTAGCTTTAAATCTTTTGTAAAAGAGACGGGTAGTAGTTTAAACAATAATTATTACACTTTTAAATCTGGTCAGTTATGGAGACACCATGAAGATACTGTAGATAGAAATAGTTTTTACAATGAAAATGGTATTAAAGATATTGATATAAACTCAACCATTACAGTATTATTTAATGAAGAACCTGGAACTGTTAAAGGGTTTTTAACTGTAAATTACGAAGGTACAAAAGCTAGAATAACTGAAAATATATCTGATGCAGAGTATTATAATAACGAGCCGCAAGATGGTTGGTTTGTTAGTAGCATGATAACTAACTTACAAGAAACAGAAGAGTTAGAGTTTAAAGGTAAAGAAGAAAAATGGTTTACTAGCGTACAAGGAGTTACAACTGAATTAGAAAATTTAGATACTAAAGAGTTTTCTGTACAAGGAATAGGTAATGCACTTAGTGTAGAAACCATTGGTATTAAACAACCTAAACAACAAGTTCCAGCTGTATCTGGCTGTACAGATATTAAGGCTTCTAATTACAACTCATTAGCTACAGTTGATGATGGAACTTGTCAATATGCTGAAATTGTATCTGGCTGTACAGATGATAAAGCGAGCAATTATAATTCTCTAGCTGTAATAGACGATGGAAGCTGTATATATCCTAAATCTATATCTGGTTGTATAGATAATACACCTGGTAGTAATCCTGATGTAAATGGAAATGATGTGCATGGTAATCCTGCATGTTGGCCTTGTGATGGTTATGAAGCGACTAATTATAATCCAGCTGCTACTGTTAGTAATAATTCTTGTCTTTACCAACAAGAGTTTGACGTAGTGTATCCAAATGTGATTTTAGGAGTTAATGACAGTGGATATGGTACTTATTGTGGTAGTTGTAGCGCACAAGTAAATATCACAAACCAGTGGGATCGTGGCGCAAACGGTGGAGTATTTGATCCTCTAGCGTCTCATATTGAGTACGAGTTAGAATATGACAGTATAACTGAAAAAGTTACTTTACCTTTTGCTGGTAATATGATGAATCTAACTAATCCTCATTACAACCCTTTATGGATCGCCGCAATACAAAATTTAGAAATTCAATCAGGAACAACAATAACAGGTTTTGGGCAAAGTAGTTTTCAGATGGGCTTTATTTACTTTGGTGAACCAAACTACCCAACAGTTACAGGTGGTATATCTTTAAATCAAGTTGGTATAAAAAATATTAATATCTGTGATAAGATTAAAGATAATCATGGTAATACCTGGACAGTATTACGTGTTAATGAAACTATTGGACAAGTTGGCGTGCAAGTTTACACTGGTAATTCCGGCACTGGAGGAGGATCTGGTTGGAGCACGGCGAAAGTAATTGTACCACCTTATGCAGTATAATTTAAAATAAACAATTATGATAGAGCAATTTTACCCTTGGTATTGGAAACATTATGATATGGCCACTGATGATAGTGGTAGTGATGCTAGTGATGACACCGGTGGTTACAGTGATGATGTAGTAGCTGCTGCGGCTGACGCTGGTTTTGAAACCGTAGAAGATTATCTTGCTACGTTTTTAACAGATAGTGAAGTTGTAAGTGTAAATACAAGTGGTGGAGGATACACTTCTTATATTACTCAAGATGATGGTACTACACTGGAAATTTTACCTGCTGATGCTGGTATAGCTGGTATTGATCCAGAGTCTTATAGCAAAGCTCCAATAAGAAAACAATATATTGCTCCATCTACCATAAGAGGTAATAAGGTTATACAAGGTTTGTTTATGAAACCAATTAGCACATTACCTCTAATAGGTGGCGTTGCTGAAGGTAATATACCTTCTTCTGGTGCAAATATAGAATCTTATATTTTTGGATCACCTGGAGCTAAGTTTTATTTAGAAATAAAAGATATAGAAGATAAGTTAGTTTTTAAACTTTCTAATGCTGAGATACCTGGTAATGGTAGATACTTTTTTACTATACCTTTTCCAGCTTCAACAGCTGTAAATGAATATAAAATAAATTTAAGAGCAGGTGATAAATCAAGAAAAAATATTAGTATACCAACTACAGATCCAACTTACACTATACACCAAAGAGCTAATCCTACTTTAAAGTTTACTAAAGTTGATAGTGCTATTTCATCCGGTGAAACTGTTACAGCGGCCGATGTATCTATAACAAAACAAGCAAACACTACTTTTCAAGTAAACCCTATTGGTGTTAGAAGAAGTAATTTAAGATATAGTACTACAAGTGAAGGTGTGCAAGCTACTACAAGAGTTAAAAAACCTGGAGAAATAGATCATGTTATTACTTGTGTAAAGGGAGATGCTGATGGTGCTATTTATGTAAAAACTGCAAACTTTGAATATACTAATAGTACTGCTCTTGAAAAAAGAATTGTTGAAGCAGTTGTAAATAGCGATAAAGTACGTTTGTTTAATGTAATTGATTTAAAGGTGGGTATGGTAGCTACGTTACCTTCATATACCAAAAGTAAAAAATACAGCACTAATACTACGGTAAGATTATCTGATACTTTAAATTTAACTGCTGGTATGTCTTTATCTGGTTACGGTATTGCTGAAAATACTTTCATAAAATCAGTAAATTCTATAACTGAAATTACAGTTACAAAACTTATAGATACTTTTGATAATGAAGATATAGTGTTTAGATATTCCCCATACAACGAGGCGCGTATAAAATCTATAGATGAAAACTTAAAAAGAGTAACATTACAAAATAAAGTAACTATACCGCTAAAAGAAAATGACTATACAACTTTAAGTTTTGTTAATGATGAAATGAAATTTACTGATAAAATAACTGTAAATGCTAGCGGGTGTAATACCGGTACTACAGACACTAGCGCAAAAGTAACTAGAGCTATTGACGTAAGTCTTTTTGGATCACAAGATGTTACTTTTACAGTAGAACCTGACGATATATTTACTACGACACCTAACGCTTATGATCAACATGTAACTATTATAAAAGATACTGGTGCTGCAATTAACGTGATGCTGTATGATAAAGATCAAAATATTTCTTCTAAAACTCCTTCTATAGTAACTAATCCTACTAAAGGTGTTATATCTGGTAGCTTTGGAGCTGGAGACGGTGTTATAACTTATACACCTAACACGGGTATAATCGGTAAAGACTTCTTTAAGTTTAACGTAACTGACGGAGCGGCAACTAGTGAAACAAAAACAATTTTTATACAAATAACTAAGTAATGGCAAACGTAATATTAACATTTAATTTTCCTTTAAACGTATCTGTTCAGGTTGGAGATACAGCTTATTATACAAAGAGCTCTTCTGTTTTAGGTACGCATACACACTCTAATCAAAAAGATATAGTTCAAATAGGTGAAATAACAGCTATTGATAAAGCTAATAATACTATAACATGTCTTTTTAATCCAAACCCAACTAACGCAATGCCACCTAATAGTAATGATTTTATAATGTTTAGTAAAGATAATAAGGTAAATTTAAGTAGTTTAACAGGTTATTATGCAGAAGCTCAATTTGTAAATGACTCTACTGTTGAAGCGGAATTGTTTGCGGTTAGTACAGATGTATATAGCAGTAGTAAATAATCACTAAAAAATGTGATTATATTAAAAGAAAAAAATAAATAAATAAAAATAAATAAATTATGGTATTTCCAGTAGCAGGTATAATAATGGGTGGTATTCAAGCGGCGACGGGCGTAGCAAAATTAATTGGTGGTAAGAAAGCTAAGAAAAAAGCAGAGAAACAAGCTGAACAAGCTAGAAGAGAGATGAGAGCGCGTCAAAGAGAATATGAGCAGTTAGATATGAGTAATCCGTACGCTGATTATCAAAACCAAATGGCTGAAAATGTATATGAAGATTTAACCGTTAATCAACAGCAAGCAGAATTTGAAGCTCAGCAAGGCGCTCAACAACGAGCTAACATAATGCAAAACATGAGAGGCGCTGCTGGTGCTAGTGGTATAGCAGCTCTAGCACAAGTTATGGCTAATCAAGGTCAACTACAAGCTCAAAGGGCTTCCGCGTCTATAGGACAACAAGAAGCTGCTAATCAAAAATTACAAGCACAAGGCCAATTAATAGTACAACAAGGTGAACAAGCTGCTATGGACAAACGTATACAAGGTGAGATTATGTCTCGTGAAGCTCAAAAACAAAGAATACAAACTTTAATGGGGATGAAACAACAAGAGACCGCAGCTTTTTCTAGAGAAGCTCAAATAGCACAAGGTCAAGCTATGCAAGGTATTGGTGATATTGCTGGTGGTATTGGCACTATAGGCAAGGGTTTTATGAATATTCCAAAGAAAACAAAAGAAAGCGCCCAAAGCAACACCATTGATCAACAAAACGCTATCCACCCAGATATGAACAAAGATACAACCTACAACATGGATCCAAATCAAATTAATACTAATTATTCAACAAATATTCCAGGTGGTGGTGGAACGGAATTGAATATAAACCAAAATAACATAGATCCTTTGACGGGGTTACCTTATAGATAAAAAACAATTAAATTATGAGTTTAGAACAACAATTAATAAGAGGTGCGTACGGAGCAACAGGTGCTGATACACAAGGTATAGTAGCTAGGGCTCAAGATAAAATGTTTGATGATATATCAAAAGCAGCTGCTAGTGTAGCTGAAGAAAAAGTAAAGTTAGAAAAAGATAAACAAACTTTAGTTCAAAGCTATGAAAAAGATTTTGAACGTATCCAAAGTAAATATATAGATGATGGTGGTTTACCAATTGAAGCTTGGGAAACAGCAACTAACTTAGCGCAAGAACTTAAAAACAAATATAACTCACATCCTATAGGTAAAGAAGGTGATATGCTAAGAAGAAAAAACCTTGCAGAGCTAAGAGATTTAGGTAATCAGTGGAGTAACCATAATGAATCTCTTGATACACTAGTTACAATACAAGATAAAATAGATAGTGGAGATCACCCAGAGCACTCTAATTATATGAAAAGAGCTATGAGTGGTATAGAGACTATGGCTATGAGATCTGAAATGAAACCTGGTAATTATAGTTATGAGTCAAAGCCAGGTTTTAAAACTGCTGATCAAGGATTTTTTACCACGCAAAAAGTAATTGATGGCATGGTTTATAAAGCAGATGATGCTAAACTTCACCTTGTTAATAGAGCTAAAGCTAATGAAAAAAACGAGTACAAACGTTGGAATAAAGAAAATAGTATAAGCGCTAATAAAGATGCTATAAACAAAAAAAATATAACATCAATATATTACGATGATATAATAGGTAATGTACCATTGATGGATGAACTTAAAGATCATTCAATATTTAAAGGTCAAGATGGTAAAGGAGCCAAGTACAGTGATTTAGGTATAGAATTACCTAAAGATAGAGATGGTAAAACCGTAGGTAATCAAGATGATATAATAGATGAAAATGAAATAGAAGCTGTTATCGATGCTCTAGCTGATCCAACTAATCCTTACTATGACTTTGATACAAGTCGTTATATAGCTGCTCTTAGAATGACAGAGATGGAAGAGAAAATGATGAATACATATAATAGCGAAAAAGAAGCTGAAGCTGAAACAGATGGTACTGAAACTAAATTAAACTTTGGTAATACAAGTTCTGAAAAATAATGAACGGAGAAATATTAAATAACATTTGGAGCAAGTTATCAGAAGATAATCTTGTTGACGTAGACTTTGATACTTGGCAAAAGAATTTTGTAAAGGACCCTGAGGTTGTTGGTAATGTATATAGCTATTTAACGCAAAAAAACTTAGTAACAGCAAAGCCTGATGAGTGGATTAAAAATATAAATGAAGAGTTAGCAGCACAACAACCTGAGCAAGTTATTGAACAAGGAGGTTATGAATATAAATTTGAATTTGGTGAAGATGACAAACCAATATACTATACTAAAAAGAAAGGTAATGAAAACTGGGCGGTTGTAGATCCTAAATTAAATGAAGAAAATTTTATAACAAACCCAGCGTACATTAGCATAGGTCAAGAGTTTGGTCATTTTGAAGATGATGTTTTTGATAGAGAAGCTTATTTTAAACAACAAAAAGAAGACAAAAAAGAAACTCCAGAGCAAATAGCTAGAACTGATGCTATGGGCGCTTTTTACGAATCTGATTTACCGTCTAGTGTTAAAAAAGGTATGACTATTGTTAACGTAATAAAAGCGCTACCTCAGATAGCAACAGATAGTGAAGAAAGAAAACAATTAAGTACATATTTAAAAAACAGATTAGATAATGTTCCAGAAGCTTTTATGACAGCTTATTACTCTGCAGTAGCAGCAGGCGCTGATTTATTTACAGCAGATTTAGATAATTTTGGTTATAATGAAAAACAAAAAGAAGCTAGAGATATAGCTGAGAAAATTATTGTTGAACAATATGACAAGTTAGACAAACTTGAGTTTAAAGATACTGGTAAAGGTATAGTTGCTGGAGCAAAAGAAGGCGATGCCGCGAGTTTAATCGCTGGTGTTTTTGGAGCTGGTGTTAGTATGGCAGAAACAGCTATACCGGCGGCTTTAACATTTGGAGCTTCATTACCAATACAAGTTGCTGCTCCAATGTATACTGAGTATAATAAAGCTAAAGCAAAACAACTTTACGGTGACGATACTGATGCTATTCAAAAGTTAGTAGAAAACGATCAAACAGAAATAGCTGTACCACTTGCTTTAGGTACTGTAGCTACAGGTTTAGAGTATATAGGTTTAAAAGGAGTAACAAGGTATATACAGTCTGTACCTGGAAAAGGAGCACAATTAGCTAAGTTACTTTGGACTGGTAGTGGAGAGGGTTTTACAGAAGTTGGACAGTTAGGTGTAGAAAAATTAAACAAAAGTTTAGGTAGTGGTAAATCAATAGAAGAAGCATCTAAAGACTCTTGGAACGCCATGACTAGTGACGAAGGTTTAGAAATGTGGTTAAATGGATTTTTAGGCGCTGGGCAAATGAGCGTTGCTGGAAGAGCTGTTAATAGAGCTTTAAGAAATGACAATGCTAGTGTAAAAGATTTAAACAGTAAGATAAATAATTTAGCTAATTTAAACAATATAAAATATAACACAAGAAATCAAGAGGTTAAAGATGTTGTTGATTTAGAAATAAAAGAAGCAGAACAAGATCTTAAAAATTACATTACTGAAAAAAGAAAAATTAGCGAAGTTCTTAATGAAGGTCAAAAGCAATCTTTAATAAATATTATAAACGAAAAAGATAATATAAAATCTAAAGTTGAATCTTTAAGAACACAACTACAAGATGGTAAAATTAGTAACAAAGAGTTTGGTTATGCTATTAGAAGTTTAAACAACCAAGATAAAAAATTAACAGAGCAAATAGAGTTAATTAACGCTACCGCTAAAGAACAGTTATTACAAACATCATTAGAGACAACTCAAGAAGAAGCTGGAAAATTAGGATTAGAACAAATAGAGTTATCACAAGAAGAATTTACAAAACAATTTCCTGACGATGCTGATAGTGACGGTGCTATTTCTGACGGTAAGATATATATCAATAGAGATGTTGCTAGAGAAACAGGTGCTATTGGTGTTGGCTCGCACGAGTTATTACATGGTATAATAGGTAACTCGTATAACAAACTAGAAACTGAAGAAAAAATTAAGCTTAACAAAGAATTTTTAAACTTGTTAGGTTCAAAAGAAAAAGCAGCAATACTAACTAGGTTAGCTAGTAGTTACGGTATTACTGGTGATAAAGTTTTTGAAACTGAAGAATTATTTACTGCATTTTCTGACGAAATAGTAGATGGTGGTTTATCTTTTAACGAAGGTGTTTTTGGTAAAATTAAAAACACTGTTCATAAAGTATTAAATAAGTTTGGTTATAGAAAAGAGTTTGAAAATGCTAGACAAACTTATAACTTCTTAAAAGATTATTCTAAAAATATAAAACAAGGCAAGCTTACAGAAAGAGCTGCTGAGTTTGCTAAGGAAGATCCTGGTGTAGAAGGTACTCGTATGTCTAAATCTGCTTCTGACAATGTTCAACGTATATACGAAGATCAAGGTGTTGGTGGAGCTTTAGATATTATAGACCAGTTTAAACCTATAACAAATAAAATAGTTGAAAGACGTAGACAAGCTCCTGGGTTTGATAAACAGTTACTAACAGATGAAATAGAAACTGGTAAGCGTGGTATATTAGATTTAATACAAGAGTACGATCCAGAGTCTGGTGTTCCGCTAGCAGCTTATATAAATAAGTTTTTACCATCAAGAGCTATTGAAGCTTCAAGAAGAGTATTAGGCGAAGAGTTTACTGAAGATGTAACAGAAGCTAGGGGAGTTACAGCAGAAGATGTTACTGTCGAAACAAAACAAGAACCTAAAAAAACTAAAACTAGAAAACTAAAAGAGTTAAGTGATTTAAATTTAGAAAATAAAGATATAATATCTAATAACACTTTTAAAAAGATACAAAATA